ATACGTAGATTTCAAGATGACCCTGAGTGTCGGTTCATGGTGGGAACGCCGTCTACGGGCGGCTATGGGATAACTTTAACGGCTGCAAACACCGTAATCTACTATTCTAACGGATATGACCTAGAGAAGCGTTTACAGTCAGAGGACAGAGCACATCGTATTGGACAAAAGAAAAACGTAACTTATATAGATATTATCGCAGAAAATACTGTTGATGATAAGATAGTAAAATCACTACGTAAAAAAATTAATATTGCGTCTGAAGTATTAGGTGAAGAGTTAAGAGCTTGGATCTAAACAAAAATATCTTTTGCGTTTCCTAATATGGGTTTATATTTTGTTTTACCACCCTCTTTAAACGCATGTAAGAATGATGCTCTTGGTTGGTCCGGGATCCATGAGCAGTGTATCCAGCCCGAGTTAGGTTCGCCTGGAGTATAGAACTCGAGGATCAATTGATCTGGTGAAAGATTATTTTTAATCCAATCAAAAAGTTCAACATTGTCTACGCCAATACATTCGAAGTCTGCGGCCTCAGCCTTGGCATGCTGTGAATTTGCAGAACTACCAATAGCCACGCATAAATCCACGCTACGAAAACCACTAGTGATCTTGACCCTGCCAAAATGGTCACGCACCGGTTGAAGAATATTTTCACACAACGCTTTTAATTTTTCTATCTGCTCCGCGTTAGGATTGTTGTTAATCCCCTTACGTATCGCGGTGTCGCTTTTGGTAAGCTCTGATAAGGTAAAATTACGTGTTAGATTCATGCTATGTCTGTTAATAAAGTTACGAGAACAGCTCCCATACCTCCGACTATCCAATACTCTAGTCTTTTGATTCGGTCCTTCATTTCTTTGATCTGCTCAAATGTTTGCTTCTGCATTATTCTGCAAAGCTTTTCATGAGATTCTATTTTTTGTAGTGCCGATTTTCTCGCCATTATGCTGTCCCCTTATTTTTGTCCTTAAGCCTTATTATTTGTTCAGAAGGCGATAGTAATGCTAACTCGGTTGGTGTCAATTCTTTTGTTTGACCAGTTTGTTGTATGTTTGCTTGTGTTCCTACAATAGGTTGTGGTGTCGTCGGCAACGGTATTAATGGTGACTCTTCAAATAAAAAGTCGTTTACATCAGAATCAAAAGAACTCGTTAAAGGTAAACGTTTAAACTCTTGTAACATTAACCTTAGTGTTGATCTAACTTGTCCAAATACATTCACATCACCAAGATTTCTAGCTATCTCAGCAAATCTTGCTTCTATATCTTCTGATGGAAAGTATGGTTCAAATCTACCTCTGGCTAAATTATTAAAAGTTGCCTCACTTAACTGTCTATCTTTAAATTCAGTTTCTAATGCAGATTTATTTACACCTAATATCTGCGCTGCAGATATATTTTTATTCATCTCTTGTTGAACTAAAAATCTGGCTCTGTTTGAATTATAATACGCTTGTATGACATCGTTAGGTTTTATTCTACCACCTCTTAGTATTCCAAAATAACCACCAGTAAATTCTCTTCTAGCATTTCTAATACCCTCTTGATACTCAGCTATTTTAAATCCCATAGATTGTAATGGATCTACTTTGATAGGACGTAGTCCCATAAAACCTGCTAGCTCTGGTCCTATGTTTAATTCATCTCCACGTTTTGTTGGTATACCAAAAGCAGCTTGTCCTAATCTTTGAAACTGTCTGTACGATGGTGCAAGAGCAATACCCAAATGTAAAAATCTAATTGCAGCTTTGTTTCCTGCTGGTGTTTCATCTGTGTATAGTTGTCTACCCTCAGATGTTCTACCACCTCTAACCGTTAAATCTGTTACAGCCTCTGTCCAGATAGATTCTGATATAAATGGATTCATTATCTCTGCACCCGCTTGGTTTACACCATCAACAAAACCAGATAACAATGTTTGATCAGTTTGTTCTCCTGCAATAATATTATTAACTAAAGTTCTAAAAGGTCGTGCTATTACATCGTATGCGTTACTATGACTAAAATCTATATAACGTAGTTCACCATCGTCAGTTCTGATAGGGACAAGCGTAGAGTTTTTAGACCATTCTGGCACGAACTGACGTAATGCTGCTATCTCATCTTCGGTTACATCGTAAATGGCTTTTGCTCCCTCTGTAACAACCTCTGGTACAACAACTAATGTTGTGGCCATACCCGATAATCTTTTAAATCCTGTGCCATACATGGGATTATTATTTTTAACAAGACCTTTACCATCTATATTGACATACGGTGTGACCGTGCTTCCTATAATTTTTTCTCCCGCAGCTGGTATGTGTCTCATCTCTTTTAGACCTTGTTCTGCAATATTAGTTGTTGTTCTAATCATCTCTGCAGGAAAGGACATAAAGTTACCAATCGGTAATATTCTAGCAGTTTTAACTGCAGATCCAACATAGGCATAGTTTGGTACTGTATTTTTTACAATGTTTGCCGCTTCTTGTTTTAATCCTTTTAATATTTCAGGATCTGTGAGATCTATGTTTTTATTTACTTTTAAAGCAGATTTTTTTAATCTGTCTAACTCAACTACATAGTTTGTAATCTTCCATGTGTCATCCTCTGCAACATACTTACCTTGAAAGAAACTACCAAGTTTTTTTAATTTAGTCATAAAAGGTTTTAATATTGCATCTGTAGATACAACCCCTGGATTACCTGTTGCATCTTTTAATAGATTTATAAGATCTCCTATTTGCACTTGCGAGTTTACAACACCAAGTTCCAATAATTCTCTGTATGCTGCTTGTGCCTCTGCACTAGATGGTCCTAATTTTAATAATGCAGATGTATCTACACCTTCAGCAAACGCTCTTTTTAGTAAACCAGGATTAGTTAGTCCTTCAAATAATATACCGTTAGCACCAGCGAACGCACCAGCACTAAAAAAATTACGTAAGTGTGTAGGTATAGATAAAACTGTTTTTGCTAATTGTGATATACCTTTTGGAAATAATAATAAATTTCTGTAAAACCATGTTACTGCTTTTTCTGCAGGGTTTGCACCTTCTCTACCTCTGATAACAGATGTGAGACCTGCACCAATGTCATTTGCATTTTTAATACCATCAGCTATTTCTTTTGTTGTAAACTTACCCGACAATGGATTTGCAATACTATTACCACCTGGTAATTTTTGCACCACACTATCAATAGGAACTATTTGAATACCGGTTGTTGGTGATTGGACAGCTTCTTTTGCTAGATCCTCTGTGTCCCAGAAAAAACCTCTACCACCCTCTTGTTGCACTTTTCTATTTTGTGCCGCTACATTATCAAGATATGTAGCTGTTCTTGCAACAGCAGATAGATTAGTCATTGCATTAAATATAGAATATCTTGGATCTTGTATCTCACCAAATAATTCTCTAAATACTTTACTACCTCTACCTGGTATGCCTTCAAAAGTTTTTTTCTTAGACATGGCTGTGCCGTTTTGATATGTAATATCTGGTAGACCTGCGGGTTTACCTTTTACTTGTGCTTGATTTATAACATCATCAACTAAAAATTTTGCTTTCTCGTAATATTCTGTGCCTTCAGGAACAAACTGTCCAAACTGATCTTCTTCTAATTTTACCGGTGTTTTTCTATTTGTATCTGTTTGTGCAAGATATCTTCTAAACAAGTTTATAGATCTTGCATATGCCTCATCTGTTGGTTTAAATTTTTGAAACAATTTAAACAGACCTCGTGGCTTCTGAAATATTCTATAAGTGCCACCTAGCCAACCTTCGATTCTATCTTTCATGATAGCTTGTAAATCTTTTGCACCTGCAGCAATCTTGGTTCCTGCGTTTTTGTTTAATATATCAATTAAATTAATAAATTCGTTTCTTGCACCGTTTAAATTTGTTACAATGTTTGTTATTGATTCTTCTGGTATTTCTTTATTTTTTAATAATTTAATTAAATCATCAGATGCTTTTGGATTTATTGGTTTAGTTAAATCACCCTCAAACAATACATCGTTTATTTTTTTATAAAAATCTACTTGTTCTTTATTTGTAGATGTATCAAAAAACTTACCTGTTCTAGGAAATATTTTATCTACTTCTCTTGTTATATTTTCTACAATCTCTTTTGCTCTAAAAGTATCTCTTGCTTTTAGTCCAGCCTTTGCCATCTCTGCTTCAAATACTTCTGTTGGTAAATCACCTCTTGGTCTGAATGGTGAGCCAATATATTTATCTACCCATCTTTCAAACGCACTGTCACTGTATGCAAGGTCCTTGCCTCTTTTTGCAAGAGCTTTACCTCCTGCTCCTACACCATAAACAAAAGGTGTAATAAAGATAGACTCAGTTCCAAACTTTAATCTATTTAATATTCTTCTACCTGCCTCTTCTCTACCTACAGACTCTCTGTCATCTATCGCTGTTGGTCCATCAAAGAAATCACCAAATGTTCCAATCTCCTCTACATCAGCAACCAAAGTTTCACCCGCTGCGCCACCAAATACACCTGCTGCAAATCTTTTTGTACCATCAGGTATTCTATCATTTAATGATTGTGCAGTTTTCATACCATCTTGAATGGCTTTAGCTCTTGAATTAACATAGTTACCAGATTTTTTTGCTTTGATTGCTTTGTCGGCTAATTTAGTTGCAGCTTTAAATCCTGCACCTCCTGGTATACCTATCTGTGTAAACACTTCTACAAGTTTACCAGCAACTCTGTCTTGTGCTGTATCTTCAAATATATTTATATCATCAAAAAATTGTTCAACTTCTGCTGCTTTGTTTGTATCTGCTCCAAGGTCAATGAGCTCTGCGCCGAGAGATACAACTCCTTCTACAGTTTTAAGTATACCTGATGCAAAACCTGCAGCAACAGATGAGAATATGCTACTGTCATTGTTAAATTCTGCTTCTGATAATGGGACGTATCTTGCCATTTAAAACTCCTACTGATAGAAGTCCTCGTCGAACCCCGTATCTCTAAAATCTGGTAAAATCTCTTTTAAATCTTTTTCTGGTTTTGTCCTTTGACCAAATAATCCTGGTGTTATATTAGGATCTGGCATACCTTCACCTGTTGTATCCATATCAGCAGAGTCTGCTGATATGACTTTTAGTTTACCTGTTAAAGTGTCTTTTACAATTCTAACTGCTTTACCTGTTGCTACATTATACACAACTTGTCGTTTTACTTGTGGATTTTGTTTTACAAATTTTTCTAAACCATTTTTTTGATTTTCATATACAGATAAATCAACAGGGTCTATGAAAACACCTTCATCTCCATAATCACCTTGCAGTTCTGTAAATTTATTATCATAAAAATCTATTTCTCTTGCAGCTTTTATTTCGTTACCACCATAGTTTTGTTTTGCAGATTCTATTCTTTTTAATAAATCGCCTCCACCTATTTTAGCAATTTTTTCTCTTTCAACGTCTAATTTTTCTTTTTGTAATTCTCTTTCAAAGTCTCTTTCTTCTTGAGCTAATTCTCTTGCAAACTTTCTATCAGATGCTGTTTTTAAAGCCGCTGTTTGTTGAGCTTGTAACATGTTAAACGGATCTTTTGCAGCTGTTGCAGCTGTTTGAAATATATTTCCTTGTGGTGGTGTTGCTAAAAGATTTAAACCAAACTGTGTTAAAAAACCTGGCATTCCTCCAAATTGAAAGTTAGGCATTGTTCCTTGTTGATAACCTGTTCTACCGCCGTTAGCCATTTTTTGTGGTTGATCTAGTCCTGATGTGATACCAGTCCCTGCTGATCCACCTATTCTAAACATCGGTCTTTTTAATATTCTGTTCATGTTATAGTCTTAAACTTAAACTTGATGGATTTGATACTGCACCATATATACCTGCAAGTGTTGTACCAACACCAAGAGCTGTTTGTAATGGTGTAGGATTAGGCACTGCTGTTTGTGTAATTCCTGATGCAGGGTATCCGCCCATTAATCCTGTTACTTGTCCAGCAAATCTATCTAATTGTTGTTGTGGTAAGAATGTTGCTTGTCTTGCAGCTTCTCTTTGTGCATCAGCTTGTGCCTGTGCTTGCGCTTGGTTCAGTGCGCCCAATGTTCCAAGTTGTCTTACATCTCCACCTGTTAATGCTTGTTGTTGTGCTCCAAGTTGTGCTTGGAATGCACCTAGTCCTTGTTGCTGTGCAGCCAACGCTCCTCTATTAGCTATGTCTTGTTGTCTAGCAGCTGCTGCTTGACCAAAACCTTGTTGCAATAGACCAGCTTGTAATAATGCACGTTCTCTTGCCGCCCCCGTGCCAAACTCGGCGAGTTGCACGCCCGCCCGACCCGCGCCGAGCACACCCAATTTTGCTTGTTGATCTCGTAAAGCTTGTTCTTGTATTTGTGTATTACGATCAAATTCTGCGAGTGTTGCGTCAATCACCTGTGCTTGAAATGGTGACATAAAATCTTGTACACCTTGTTGAAAAGCTTGCGCTCCTAAACCTACTCCACCTAATGTTGTTCCAGCAGTTGTAGCTGCAGCTGATGCTCTATCTAAAAATGGTTGAAAGGTGCCTATGCCTGCCTCTGCAACCTGTTGTGCTTGTTGTTGTAGTCTATCTTGAGGTGCAACAGTCGGTGCAAGTCCTGCTAAACTTTGTTGTCTTGTAGTAAATTCTCTAGCTGCCTGTTGTCTTGCTGCAAAATCGTCTGCTGATTCTCCTGGTTGTTGTGAGATACCAGCTAAACCTGTTGATACTACAGGCACACCTGTTTGTGCCGTGATCTGTGTTGCAAGATCTTTTCCTATATCTTCAATAAACTGTGGTGGACGGGTTCTAGTTTCTGTTACAGCCATTATAATACTTCCTCTAATCTTTGTGATGTTTGAAACATTTTACGTGCGCCTTCTAAGCCTTGCGATTCCTCTGATACTTCACCCCCGGCTTCGAGGTTTTTCATCATGTTATACATAACTTCTGCGCCTTTGTCTACATCTCCTTCACCTGCATTTCTGACTGCCTCTGCTGTAAATACAAACTCATTCTTTGATAATCTTGCAGGCACATCATCTGCCTTTTCCATTCTACCTATTGGCACAAAACCACCTTCCTCTCTAAGATCCATTTCTTTGCCATCTAAATCTAATAATGGCATGGTCTTTTTAGCCACTGGTTCTTTTGATCCCTCTTGATATCCAATTCTACCACCTTCAGCTCTAAAACCTCTTGCTCTAAAATCCATTTTATAATCATCTCTTGCTCTTGCTAGAATAGAGTTTCTAGCTGCCTCTATATCTATACCTTCTTCTGCCGCTAATGCTTGTGCCTCTTCTTCTTGTTTTGGTGTTAATAATCCTGCTGCTATTGATGTTCCAGCTATTAATGCACCTACACCACCACCTGGAAATTTAGAAAATAAACCACCTGATCTAAAAACTTCTCCTCCAGTATCTACAAATTGTGGCCCTAAAAAGAAATTTCCTATTCCTGTTTTAGCACTTTGTAAAAAAGCTGGTAAACCACCTTGCTCTTTTATACCAAATTTAGGCATGTAATATAATGAAGCTGCAGTTATTGCAGCTTTACCTACCGGTGACTTTGCAATCTTCTTGACTGTCTTTGTAACTTTTTTAACAAGTTTACCTAGACCATACATCTGTCTTGCAGATTCAAAATCATACTCACCACCTATTGGTCCACCTTCAGCTCTAAATGCTAATCTTAAACCCTCCAATCCTTGAGGCTCTTCTGGTTCTTGTTCCGTGATGCTTGGTGCTTGAGCCATCATTGTTTGTGGCAAAATTATTGATTGGCCTTCTCCTTCTCCTTCGTCGTCATCATTATTAAACGTTGGACTTTTTATACCTAATTCGTCTCTTACTTGACCAGTCATTCTTGCAATATTAATTGCATCAAAAAGACCAAGTTGAGGTATAGCTACTCCTATCCCTTTTCTTCTAATACTTCTATTAAGTAAATTATTAAGAAAATTTGTAGCACTATCTCTTCTATTTGCTGTTATAACATCTACTTCAGGATCAGGATCTCCTAACGCAGCTAATGCTCTTTGATTAGCAGCAGCGGCAGCTCTTGTTCTATCTGCTCTTGCTCCTATTTCTCTATCATCTCTTCCTGCTCTACCTGTCTCAGGTCCTTTGTCTCGACCCATATCAGCACCACCACCTTGAAGTCCTATACGTCCCCCTTGTGCTAATAATTGTTTTGCTATTTGAGTTCTAGTTATGGCCATTTGTCTATTCTATTTTGTTTTTCCAAATAAATCAAGGCTAGGCATCACTACCGTTACATCTCGTCTAATGTCCTCTGGTGATATACCTTTTGCTTTCCACTCGTTATCATTCTTATATTCTTCGCCTGTTTTTTTATTAGTTATTTTCTCTATTACTTTTTCTGGATATATTTCCTTCATTATGTTGTTACCTCTCTTGGCTGTATTTCTAATATCGAGGCTATAACGTGCAGCTCGTTCGCGTCGGCAGCCTGTACTTTTAAGACTTCACTCTCCTCCATCACAAGTGGATTTGTTAAAAGCTCTGTTGTTCCTTTAGATGAAATAGACTTATCTTTGTATAGATTAAATATATTACTACTAGCATCAACTAATGTTACAGTTATTGTGCTTCCTGATCCAGCATCCTCAGATACTAACAACGATTTTACCACAGCTGTTTTTGCACTAGGCACAGTATATAGAGTAGTTAAATCTGTTGTCGTTAAATCTGCTTTTTTATTTATAAAACTGTTAGCCATTAATTTAAAAAGAAGTTTTGAGCTTCTACCTCATCCTTTAATTCTTGTTGATATGTAGTATTTAGTTTTACTATAATACCATCTATATCTCTAGTTTGAGCCTCTGCAACTGTGTAATCATATTCTTGCGCAGGTCTTGTTAATACTTGTACTATCTTTGCCATTATCTACGTCCATCTGGTTGTATGTCTAATCTAAAAGTTCCTAACTTCCAACTTTGACTAGCTGCTGTGTTTTCAATTTTTAATGCAACAGACCTTGCTCTTGCACGCGTATCTATTTTTAAAGTAGATGAAGTTATATCAAAAGGACCTAACGCTGAACTTGAAGATGTTTCATTAGGAAAATTTCTTAAATCTAAAGTTACTCTTGTTGCTCCAGTTTGAGATATAAAATCTGGTATAAATCTTCTTATTTTCATCAAGAACTCACCATCTCCTCTAAGATCTGCAAGACCCGTTGATTGACCAGTTATACCTCTTCTTTGACTTATATCAAAATCTCCAGACGTTATGCTTGCAGTTATGGCAGTTATTGTACCATTTCTATTTTGATCTGTTCCTGTTTCGTGTTCATAGTATGATGTTCTACCCTCTGTATTTCCAACCACATCAAAAGATGTATCTGTTGATGCATCGTACTCTAACGCGTGAGGTAAACTAAATACAGCTGAATCTTGCCACATTGTTCTAGCTAGTGTGCCTACTGTCCATACAGGTCTTTGTGGTGATGAATCAAAATAATTATATGAAACCATTTTATTTACAACAGAGGATGTTGAACTAGGATAAAACCACATGACCTCACCAAATAGATTATTTAATCCAGCTGATATCATTTGATTACCAGATTCAATATTTATATCATTATACACATGATCCTCTACTAAACATGGTAGTGATTCTAATTTACCAGCATATCTAAAAAAACCATTCTCTGACATCCAATATGCAGCACCATCAACTTCAACACATGCGTTTTGACCTGCAAGTCCACAGTTGGTTCCAACTTGCGAGAATGCAAATGTAAATGGTTGACCAACAAAACGTTGTGTAAATAAAGCTGTGTCGGTCCATACGTATAAGGCATCTCTACCTCTAATCGCTCCTCTGATCTGTGATCCGTCGGCCAATCTTTGTGTACCAGCCGTATTGGTTGCTGTAGGTGTGTATGTATTAATATCTTCTTGATCTGAGAATCTTATAAACATGTCATCTTGAGTCGCTTTACTTCCAATAGTTGTTTCTGTTCCAAAAAATACTAAGTGACGATCTGGTGTTGATACAACCATATGTCTAGACGCGGTTGGTGCTCCCGTTATAATCGTGCATCTTGTATCTGTTGCATTTGATAAACTAGAGTCCCATTCAAATACTTCAGCATCGTGAATTAAACAAATCGCTTTGTCTCCAAAATTATCTATAGACCACATGCCAGGTTCTAATACTAAGTCACCTGATGCTGCTTCACCCCAAGCAACATAATCGGTGCTATTTTTAACTGAAGCTCCATCACTATGAGCGGATCTTGTAGAATTTCGAACACCTCTTGTAATACCTGTTAATGTAGTTCCACCTGAAACACCAGTGTAAGATATTTCTTCGTTACCCACTTGAATAAAATTAGTTCCAGAACTTGGAAATTGTGTGGCGTCATCTAAAACAATTGATGTTCCAGAACCACCTGTGCCTGCAGTATCATCTAATAATGCTCCATTTAAAGTTGTTGTGACCGGATTAGATGCCTCTCCACCCCAAGACCCAAGACCCCATCCAAATCCTTTTTCTTGAACAGCAGATCCAACAGGAAAATAATGTTGAACTCTAATACCACCAGACGTTGTGGCACCAGATCCTGTTTCATTTGAGGGCATTGTAATCGTTATTGTTTCTGTTGTTGGAACAGATGTTACCATAAATTTTTTGTCATCAAAATCTGATGCACTAAAATTAGATCCTGTAATTGTAGTAAAATTATCTAATAAAATAATATCTTGTGGATTAATACCATGACCTGTTGGGAAAGTTATTGTAACAGTTGGTGATCCGTTGCTTGTGGTAAACGCACTTGTAAGTGTTGTTGTAGTTTTAATAGGATGAATATCATAAAATACACCTCCAGAGAAAGCGTATAAAATTCTGTTTGTGCCAATAATAGCGTATCTTCTACCTAAACTGTTGACAAAATGATGAAGCCCACGTCCAGCCCCTGTAAGTTCATTTTCATTTGCAGTGCCTAGCTGATTCCACCCACCTATTTTTTCAGGTGTGCCATATCTAAATCTAACATTATCACAATCTATCCATTGGCCTTCAGCTCCTGTGGGTGTGATTTGTTTGTTGATACCGGGTGCGAATCCTATTTTTTGTAACATAGAAATGGACTATATATAGTTTTTAAATTTTTGGTAGTATTATATTCCAATCTAACTTGGATATCAAATCTTGTAAATAAACTTTTTCAAGCTTTTTTTCTTTTAAATATTCGTGTAGCTCATCTATATCCACAAGAATCCATTGATCCCTGTGTTCAAATACCATTTTATTTGCTTTAGTATTGATGCTTCCCTTTTTCCCAATATCATCACCATGTTTAGATAAAGGCCTTAAATCAAATTTTAAAGATTGATTAGATTTATTTTTGATAATACCCTCTACGTCCCAAAGTTCTTTTTGTTTTTGTTTTTTAGAGGGGTATTTTATATTTTTTAAATAATTAATAAACTCCACAGTTTTTTATATTCCGTAAAAAATATCTTCAGCTTTTTCTTTACACTGTAATTCTAGATTAATACTGATTCTTTTTTCATCTGTTTCTGAACCATAAGGTCTGTGATCTAGATAATTAGGAAAAATAATTAAATCAAAAGGTTTTGGTTTATGTAATTTTACCCTATCATTAAATCTAAAATCAATTCCATGTTTTTCCTCATCAGGTATTTTCAAATATAACACAGCTATTATTGTTCCGCTTTTCTTATGATTGTGCCATTGGTCTAAGCCAATCTTAAAATGTTTGTCTGATAGACAACACCATGTTCCAAATTTTAAAGATTTAATTGTAAAAGGATTTAAATGTTTTTTACATAACGGTATGAGAATATCATAAAGTTCATTTGTATATTTACTTTTAAAATAATAATTATTATATTCGTTTTGACGTTCTGGTTTAGGTCTTTGTTCTATTGTTTCAATAAGTAAATCAAGATAAAAGTTTTTAACTTTTTCTTTAACGTTAAAGGATAGAACTATCATTTTGAACAAACTGAGGTAATCCTAATGCTAATCTACCATCAAATATATATTTTTTATTTTTTGAATTATTTATTCTGTAATGTAAAAAAACTTGACCACACTCTACACCTTTAAATTGTTCTCTCCAATGTTCTAACTCACAACCAGAATAAACTAACATATCACCTTTTTTTAAATCTACTTTAATACCTTTTTTATCAGTCTCTCCTGATGGTTCTAAATATATAGGCCAAGGATCACCACCTAAGTTAATTGTTGTAGATACTTCACAACTATTTCTATCTTTATGTCTACCTAAAATATCGCCCTTTTTATAAATTCTAGCATAAGAATATGTTGGTAATAATTTTAATTGACAAACTTTTTCCATCTTATTTTGAAGCTTTAATAGTAAATTATCTAACGCAGCGTCTCCATAAATATTATAACTGTCAGAAACTTGCGTGTCGCCGAAAGCACCAAATATACGTTCAAAAGGTGAAATAGATTTTGTTCTAAATAATAAATCAGTTGCGTTTCTTTTAATAACTAAATAGTCACCTAAAAAATCTGCAAGCTCAGACGATATTGCTTTTTTAATAATTGTAAATTTATTTTTTTTAAAATTATACTCTTTCATTTTTTAAAAAATTTATCCAACCTGTTGCTATGTATTTATCTTCTTTGTTAGATATAACACCTCTATGAGTGAATGTCCAGTCAGCTGGCCATATTATTGTCAATCCTTTTTGAGCAGGCACTTTCTTTTTTTGATAATAAAATTCAGTTCCACCATTTTTAACATCATTTAAATATGTCATAAAAACTAAATGCCTATCCCCTGTAAGAGTGTAATCAGTTTTTTCAGGATGCCAGATATAATAACCCTCACTTGGTTTATACCATTGAATTTTATAATCAGTAAAGATACCATTGACTGAAACTCCAACATCTGCAAATTTATATTTTTTATAATACATTTGCACACAGGCGATTACACTTTCAACGTAATCACGAAAAGGGCTTTTTAATATATATGGGGAGAGAGCTATCTCCGTGCTTTTCTTTTTTGTGTTGTCTAAAATATTGTTACCAAAATGGCCAGGTTGATGAAAATTAGTTTTTTCATGAAACTGTTCTATTAATTTATCGGTGAGTTTTTTATTTATATACCAACCACCCATAAATTGAGGAAGCTTTTTATATTCTTTCATTTAAATAAATGCTTCTCCTAAATTCCATATAACTAAAGAGTATCTAACTCCTTTAGTCACTGGTTTTACTCTATGCCACATATATGATGGAAATACAACTACAGAGCCTTTTTTTAAATTATTACATTTAATAACATGTTTATTAGGATCTCTTTCATCGGGATGATAATTTCTTTGATCAAATTCAAGATCACCTCCTTCATACTCACAAGGATCATTTAATTGACACGTAATTGATATTTTTCTAATTTTTTTATTTTCTTTTATTACAGAATCACAATGCCAATCATAATATTGATTAAGATTATATTTAGTAAATTGACAAGGTTCAGACCAGTCCCATTGAAAATTCCATCCTGCCTGTCTATTAGCTTCATGAACATAAGGATGAATAACACGATAAATCCATTGTTCATCTATCCAAACTAAATTTGATTTTCTTGCTTTTTGATATTTTATTATTTCCTCATTAGAAGCTTTATCCATGCCTTCAATTCGTGCAATAGTATCATCTTTATTTAAACAATATTTAATAACATCATCACAAAACCTGTTTGGTAATCCATTAAGTCTTGGCGAAGATCCATCAAAATGATAAAAAGCAGGATTTAATTTCATTTGTTTTTTTTATATAAAAAAGTTAAAATTATTCTATTGTAGTTAGTTTTATTTCTATCAATAAAATATTGAATATCTGAATTAAACATAGCTATAGATTTTTCTTTTATATAATTAACAAAAGTTTGTTGTTTTTTAACATTATCATCATATTCTAAATACAGATTTCCACTACCGTCAATTACGTATAACGCTGTATAATCTGCACTGTTTCTTAAATCATTTAATTTAATATTATTTCTTTTAAAAGACATGTGGTTAGGTCTTTGAATATTAATGTAATGATCTGTTAAATAAATATCTTCACCATAATAACAAAGAAACTTATGTTCTATATAATCAGAAATCCATTTTACTTCTTTTAAAAAAGGTATATCTACATCTTCATATGTGTTTGAAGGTGAAATAATAAAATTATCATATTCTTCTTGTAATCTTTTACCAAGTTCTAAATTATTAACTTTTGATAAGTTTGGTAAAGTGTCTACGTAAATATTTTTTTCTGTAAGATTTTCTTTCTTCATTCGTGAATACTTATAAAGTATCTATTGTAAAGATCAAGTTCCTTCGTTGTTTTCTATCCAACTTTGAGTATCTTCGTCCCAATCATAAATAGCATCTGTAAATTCTGGTCTAGGGGTTGGTGGATCCCATGTGCCTGTTGTTGTATTTAAAGTCCAGCTAGGAAAAGGTTGTAAACCTATAAAAATATCGTGTTCCTCATTATATATGGCATTTATACCAGCATAATTTGCTCTTAATGCTTTTGACTGATCTGCAGATGGATTTCCATTTTCATCATAGTGAATACCATTACGAGTATTGTATGAGGTTTGTTTCCATTTTGATGCTTGCCAACCAAAAACATTTTCTAAAAATTGTTGACCAGCTTCCTCTGTAGGTGCATCATTATTATCAACTACAACTACTTGTAGCACTCTATTATCGTCATCTAATTTTGCAAAATGTGCCATAATTAATCCGCTACCGTTAATGTCCCTGACGAATTAAATGTGTGAATAGTGTCTGATCCACTTGTTGTTTTAGTTCCTCCAGTAACATTTGAAGGTGCATCTGATGTTGTATATCTAAGAATTACAACGCCCGAGCCACCTGTAGATCCAGCTGGTTGATTTGGACCATGACATCCTCCTCCTCCACCGCCAGTGTTTGCAGTGCCATTTCCCAGTGGAGTTCCACCTCCGCCTCCTGGACCTGCGCTTCCGCCAGGACCGTAAGAACCAAAAGCAAAACTTCCTCCTCCACCGCCACCACCTCGTGTGACTGTAGATCCTGATATGCCGCTGTCTAATCCATTTCCACCAGCTCCACCACCTGAACTAGGTGTGTTTGATCCTGCACTGCCAGCTCCACCGCCGCCGCCAGAAAAATATTGTGGATATACACCGTTTGAATAACCTCCAGGATTTCCTTCTGGTGGAGTAAAACCACCTTCGTTTCCATTACTTACCGGACTTGAGCTTTTAGTTCCAGCACCAGAACCTCCGTTAGGAGCACTCCCTGAATCTCCGCCGGCAGATCCACCACCTGTAGAAGTAATAGTTGAAAATGAGGATGGGCTTCCTTTACCGCCAGCTGGTGTATTACCAGGTCCATAATTAGAAAAAACTGCTGGACCTCCTGCACCTACTGTTACAGAAAGTGGCTCACCTACCGTAACATCAATAGCACTAGATGCATTTAAAGGGCTATCATAAGAAATTCTAAAACCCCCAGCTCCACCGCCGCCATATTGGTTTGGGTTTTGACCACCGCCAGCTCCTCCGCCAGCTATGACCAAATATGATACACCAAAAATTTTCTTTCCACCACCACGGCCGAATCCTCTTGCAGATGCTGCCCCGGTTGTTGTTAATAATGGCATAATCTTTCTCCTCCTATTTTATTACGCAAACTGTGTTTGAGCTGCTAATGCTGTAAATGTGGCATCTCCAGTTTTAATTATTGTATAAGTATACACATCAATTGAGTTAGCGTTTCCAGCACTTGGGGCTGAACCACCCTGCCACTCTGGAGTTATAGAAGATCCATCAATTGTTACAGCGTTGTTATAATAAGGTGTCCCTGTATTAGTTACTAGGAAAGCAGTTGTAAGAGACTCTCCAGTGTCCATGATAGAATTTAAAGTGTTTGATCCATCTCCTCTAAAGTTAACCGTAAAGTTACCTGAGGCTGCGGATGTAAAATATAAAACTGCTTGTGTAATAACATCGTAGTTAATTGTGCCTGTAGCTGCTGTTGCTGATACTGTAATTTTTTCAGTTAGTTGTTGAATTGCACCGGCACCTAAAGAAACTCTTCCAATTCCATTTGGTGCTACCGAAATATCACCATTAGCACCATCAGTAATTGTAATTGATCCTGAATTACTTCCTGAGTTTGTATCTAATACAAGATCATGTGCACCACTCGTTGTAAGTGTTGCAGCTGCTGCACCTGTTCCGATTCTAGTTTCTCCAGAACCTTTTGGCTTGATATGTACATCAACATTAGTTTCCCCACTTGCACCTAAAATTGGTGGATTTCCTGTAGCTGCATTAGTTACTTCTAATTCATTTACTGCTGAAGATGTTGTTTGAAATATAATTTGTTCTGCTCCATTTGCGTCTGCAATAAAACCTGCATCTGCAATTTTTGGAGCTGTTAAAGTTTTGTTTGTTAAAGTTTGTGTTCCTGTTGTTGTAACATCACCATCACCAAAAGCTAAAGTAATAATGTCAGGATTTGTTCCATCGTTTGCTGCTGCAAAAACTAATTGATCACCTTTATCAGTTGATGAAAAAGTAAATGAATCTCCTGATCCAGAAACATATTTAAATTGTACTGTGTATGCACCTGATGTTGAGTTTCTTAGAAAATAAAAAGTTTGAACATCTAAAGGTATTGTTACGATTTGGTTTCCTGTAATTGTACCTGTAAATTCAATCATTCTGTGAGATAATACAGCTCCAGTTGATCCATCAGACACAGATAAAGTTGTAGTTTGTGCTCCACCAGCTATTGATTGTTGTGTAAATCCACCAGATATTTGTTCTAAAATTTGTAAATTTGTATTAGTTTTTGTCCCCCACGTACCCGCGTTTTCACCAGTTGCTTGAAGTTCAACTCCTAAAGGTGTGTATGTTGATGCCATAATTTTTTATCTCCTATTACGCTGCTTTTCCTGTTACGTCTGTATAACTTGTATTAGAACCAGTGTCAATAGCCTGATATGCTTGGATACCAAAACCTGTAGCAGTTCCAAAAGCAGCAACCGAGGCTGTTGCTGATACACCAGTTAATCCCATAACATCTGCAGGAGTTAAAGAACCTACGGCAGATGTAGCTGATACACCAGTTAATCCTATGACATCCGTGACAGTTATAGAACCCACAGAAGATGTAGCTGATACTCCTGATAAATCTACAGTTGGATTACTATTTATAGTAAGAGTTCCAACTGACGTTGTTGAGGAAACTCCTGTTAGTCCCATTACATCCGCAGGAGTAATTGATCCTACAGAAGATGTTGAAGAAACTCCTGTTAGTCCCATCACATCTGCAGGAGTAATTGATCCTACAGAAGATGTTGCAGACACACCAGTCAGTGCCTCCGTTATATCTCCTACAACCGTGGGTGATCCAACACTTGCTGTTGCAGAAACTCCTGTTAGTCCCATTACATCTGCAGGGGACAGTGATCCTACACTTGCTGTTACTTGTTGCCCATCTAATAATACATCACCGGCAATGCCCCAGGCATCATCATTCCAAGCTGCTCTACCCCACCCAGTATTTATCTCTGCAGAGACAGTGACTGATCCAATAGATGAACTGGCAGATAATCCTGTGGGTGAAACTCTAGTGCCATCTTGAGAGCCCCATGTGTTATCATTCCAAGCTAACAGACCCCAAGTGTTTCCTGTTGGAGTGTTTGCTGTGCCACCCATTCCTGAGTGAACTGAACAATAATAGTATAAGGTAGGAGCGTTATTAGCAACTGTAATTTGAGTATGCGCGCCAGAACTACCTGGTGTTCCACTGGTTGTCACTCCGGTGGTATATTCATCTCCACCTGAATGTGTACCACCGCTCGTTGTTGAAAATCTAAAAGGATGTCCAGAATTTGAACTATCTGATTGATCAAAAATATAAGTGCTATTTTCAGCTAAATAAACGGTGTCTTGTTGAACACCATTAATAACATATTTATTTCCAGAGCCAGTAACAACCACTGTTACATTAAAAGTTCTAGCATAACTAGCTATAGGGGTATTTGCAGTCCAACCCATGCCTGAGTGATTTGTACAATAATAATATAAAGTTGGTGCATCAGCGGCTACAGTTATTTGTGTGTATGCTCCTGAGCTACCCGGTGTCCCATTGGTTGTCACTCCGGTGGTATACTCACTACCTCCAGAATGTGTACCGTTTGCAGTTGTAGAAAATCTTAAAGGGTGTCCAGAGTTAGAAGAATCAGATTGATCGAAACGATAAGTTTTACCTTCAGCGAGATATAAAGTTACATCTGCGGTTGCAGTCGAACCATCGATTGCATATTTATTAGATGAACCAAAATTGTGATATGGATGGTTTGATGGATTACCGCCAACGACCGTGACCGTGTATGTTCTGTCAACGGACATCCGTTGTTCTCCTTACGCTATTCTTATGATCGCGTTAGATGCGTCTGCTGTTGGAAATTGAATTGTGAAAGTTCCACTTGTTACAGTTTTATCTCCACCAAATGCTATGACTGCTACAGCTTTATCCGATTGTGTATCATTGTATATCAAAGCACCGTTTGCTGTAAATGTTGCACTGGTAAAACTTACATCTGCAAAATCACAAACTGCAGTTGATGAATCTAAAGTTGGAGTCACACTTGTTAAAGTAGCTCCTCCTGCAGTGTATGCAGATCCAGATGTGTTTGAAATTTCGTTTGATGTTGAATATGCAGTTGTACTTGCCCCTAGTGAAGCAGAACTTGTGTACAAAGCTATTTTAAAAGTATTACCGCTTGATGCAGTAAGGTTATGTGTACCAACTAAAATCTCTTGTTTAAAGCTGTTACAAATTGCCGATGTTATTGCCATAATTAATCTCCTACGGGTTTGCCGAGTTAATTGGTATTCTAACTGCTCCGTCTGTGTAGTCGTCTCTTCGTCTCCTACCAACTTGCTCGTTAGCAAACTTTTGTACTTCCTGTTTATACTTATTTTCATATAGTGTCAACATATCTATTGGACCTTTTAAAAATGAATATGCCTCTGATAAACAGCAATATAATAGCCCATTTGGAAAGTTAAGACTAATGTAATTAGTATCATCATTTTCTAATAATGCTGGCATTGCATTGTAATGAACTCTAAATTTGTATGTTGTGTCAGGAACTGGAGCAAACATCATTCTTCCAGAAGTAGTATCTGACTCTCCTGTAGCACCACCAAACATGGCATAATACTTAGGTTGACCTCTTTTAGCTGATGCAGTTGAAGATACGTATTCTTGTAAATAAGTTATATCTTTTTTTTCTAACCATACGTTAGGCCCTGTAATTTCTGAAGTAGAATCGTAAACTTGTATCCCTCTAATAAACACGGCTCCTGCTGGAGCGTTAATTGTTTCTTGACCAGTCACTAAATTACCTGATTGTTGTTTTCTATCTGCATC